CTCGCAAAATCAACCAATTATAAATTAGTTATTGGGGCAATCCCAGGCGTTGACCTATGGTTGAAAACAGCAATGTTGCCTACAATTACAACAAACGAAGTTCCAATCGCAAACCCAGTTGTTGGTAATATTTACAGACCTACTTCTACTCCAGTTTATGCACCATTAATGGTAACGTTTCTTGTTGATGAAGATTTGAGTAATTATAATGAAGTATTAAAATGGATGTATGAATCATCAGGTCCGGATGCATCAAAACGAACGGTAAATGACGCAGATATGATGCATGATGCATCACTACACATTCTATCAAATAACAAGAATGCTACTGATATGGTATATACATTCCATAATATGTTCCCAACTATTCTTGGAGAATTGCAGTTTAATAATGAATCGGCAGAAGAACTCCTTACCGATATAACACTTCAATTCGACTATATGACATTTACTCAAAAATAACTTGACATTTAGACAAAAGTATAGTATAATATCTATATGAATATAGAACAATTAGAAACCCAAGTAGATAAAGATTTATACCTAGACGAAACAATTCTAGCAAAAGAATCTTTAGCAACACCACTCAAACACAACAAATACCTTAAAATGGTACTTCGTGAACGTTTGAAATTAAAGAAATTAAAAACCGAACTATATAGAGTATCATTAGGTAGAACTAACTATTACAACGGAAACGACCCAGACCCATATGAATATGTGTTAAAGGACAGAGAAGTTAAAGAATACGTTAAGATTGACCCAATGGTGGTTGAGGCAGATGCCCGAGTTGCACTACAAGAAGAATTAGTTAAATATCTAGACGAAGTTTGTAAAATGTTTGTGATACGTGGGTTTGCGATAAAGAACGCTTTAGACGTAATGAAATATCATCAAGGGTTGGTATAATTAAATTATGAGTGATATAGTAGTAACAATTAAAGATGATGTATTTTTACGAGTAGAATCGGAAATGGGTATTGCTCATGAACTATCTTCTTTCTTTACGTTTGAAGTACCAGGCGCAAAGTTTATGCCTGCATACAGGTCAAGGCAGTGGGACGGAAAAATAAGATTGTTCAACGTATTTGGTGGCGAAGTTTATGTGGGACTAATAAACTATATCATTGAGTTTGCTAAACATCGTAATTACACAATAGAATACCCTCAATTAGGAGACCAAGAGTCCCTTGAATCAACTGAGACGTTTATTAAGGGGTTAAATCCGCACTCTAATGGAAACCCTATACTACCCTACGACTATCAAATAAACGCCGTTAATTGGGGGATTACGGAGTCCAGAGCACTCCTATTATCTCCAACATCGTCAGGCAAATCTTTCATGATTTACGCATTGACTCAATACTACCGAAAGAAGTTAAACGAGAAGATTTTAATTATCGTACCTACTACATCGTTGGTTGAACAATTATATAAAGACTTTAAAGATTATGCGTCTGAATTAGACCCAACGTTCTCCGAGGACAACGTTCATAGAATTTATTCTGGTAAAGAAAAAGTTACAGATAAACAAATCATTATCACTACATGGCAATCAATTTATAAATTAAAGAAACCATTCTTTGAACAGTTTGGGTGTGTTATCGGTGACGAAGCACATAACTTTAAAGCAAAATCATTAACAAGTATTTTAACGAAAATGACTGATTGTAAATATAAGTTTGGATTCACTGGTACACTTGATGGGACGACTACACATAAATTAGTGCTTGAGGGATTATTTGGTGCTATCAGAAAGGTAACTACTACTAAAGAATTAATGGATTCTGATACAATTTCAAAGTTACACATTGAAGCAATTACCTTTAAATATGATGACGCAGAAAGAAAGTTCGTAAAACCGATGACATATCAAGAAGAAATTGATTTTCTAATTGGACATGTAAAACGTAATAAATTTATTTGCGATTTAACTTTAAGTAGAACTAAAAATACATTAGTGTTATTTCAATTTGTAGAAAAACATGGAAAACATTTATTCAATTACTTAAAAAAGAAAGAACCAAACAGACCAATATTTTTCGTATCAGGGAGTACAAAAGTTGATGAAAGGGAACGTATTAGAGAGATTACCGAGAGTAGTTCAAATGCCATTATTGTTGCTTCATACGGTACTTATTCTACTGGTATCAATATTCGCAATCTTCATAACATTATTTTTGCTCACCCCAGCAAGTCTCGTATCAGAAATTTACAGTCAGTTGGTAGAGGTTTACGAAAGAGTGAAGGAAAAGGTAAAGCAACGTTATTTGACATAAGTGACGACTTATCATGGAAGAAACACAAGAACTTTTCATTGAAACATTTCATTGAAAGAATAAAGATTTACAACACAGAAAAATTTGATTATAAACTAAGGACAATAAAATTATGAATATATCAGTCGTACACATGAAACACACAGGAACAGAAGTTATCTGTGACCTAATTGAAATGAATGAAGAGAACATGGCAATCACCATTAAAGACCCACAGACAATTGGAGTTGTATCCCAAGAAGGAAATAAAGTTCAAATGGGATTTAATCCATTCTTAATGAGCTGTAAAGATAACATCATCCATATTTCATTAAATGATATTTTGTTCATCGCAGAAGCATCAGAACAAATTGCAGAGAACTATGAACAAATGTTTGGTGTTGGTTCTGGTCTAATTCAACCTAAAAGCAAAATAATTACATAATCGCTTTACTTTCACAGAATTGTATAGTATAATAGTTGTTATATTACGCATATAAATAACAATTTCTGCCTAGAACGTGAAACCTAGGATAGTAGCAATTCTGTGAAGTGAGCAGACTATAATATTCGACATACTGAATTGAGGTCTGTAATTTGATACCACCGTGTAAGTGGTTAAATAATTAAGATAATCGTGTCAGGGTATCACCACGTATTGGTTTTATTACCCGTTAGAGATAAATGAGTTTACATTTAGTGGCAAACAGGAAACCGTAACCTGTCTCTTAATTTCTTCACGCGTCGTTAAAGACATATCTAATAAGTTATTCTAAAATAATAGAACAAGGAGCAATCTTTGATTGCGACTTCTAACGAACGAAGTGAGTTAGAAAGGTAAAGTGATGTATGATTATCTTTCTTAATGTATATTAACTGTTCTTATCTTTTTACTACATGTAATAATGGTACTACACCTTCTAACTCACTTCGCTCGTTAGATCTCCCTTCGGTCGAGCTTTATATTAATTTCTAAATACTTTACTTTTCATTCTTTTTAGGGTATAATATATCTAATAACATAATTTCAGAAGGATAGTCTAATGACTCTTAAGGTTAAAGCAGTAGATAAAGATAATAAAAACCATTACATCAATAATAAAGATTTTCTAGCAGCTTTGATTGAGTATCAAAAAGACATCGCAGATAAAGAAGCGCTTGGTGAGAAGAAACCATATGTAACTGATTACATTGCTAGATGTTTCCTACAAATTGCTCAAAGGCTTTCTTTCCGACCTAACTTTATTAATTACACGTATAAGGATGATATGATTTCGGATGGTCTTGAGAACTGTCTTGCTTATATGCATAACTTTAATCCTGAAAAATCAAATAACCCTTTTGCGTATTTTACTCAAATAATCTACTACGCATTCCTTAGACGTATCCAAAAAGAAAAGAAACAACAGTATGTTAAGTACAAGTATTTTGATACATCTGGTGGTTTTGAACAAATGGATTCATTACAAGAACATGATAAAGAATCTTTTGACTACATTAATGACCAAGGTTCTAGTGATTTTCATATTCACATTAAAGAGTTCATTGATGATATGGAAGCGAAGGAATTAGAAAAGAAAGCAAAACGTGATGCTAAGAAAGCAGAAAAAGAAGAAAAAGAAAACCTCAATAACCTTTCAATGTTTATGGTGTGTAAATGAAGGTCGCAGTAATAACCGACACTCATTTTGGAGCAAGAGGGGATAACAAAGCATTTTCTGATTACTTTTATAAGTTTTGGACTAACACTTTCTTTCCGTATTTAATCGAAAACGACATCAAAACTATCATTCATTGTGGTGATTTGATGGATAGACGTAAGTATGTAAACTTTGATACNTTAAATAATATGCGTAATAAATTCATCAAACCTATGATGGATAATGATATTACAATGCACACTATTGTAGGTAACCACGATACTTATTATAAAAACACAGTTGATGTTAATTCTGTAGAACAACTTTTTGATATTAATGGTACATCCCCTATTGTTGCATATTCTGAAGCAAAAACTTTAGAACTACCCGACGGATACAAGGTTGATATGATACCTTGGATTAATACCGACAACGAAGAAACCATAATGGAATTTATTAAGAATTCTAAATCTTCTATTGCTTGGGGTCATTTTGACTTACAAGGGTTTGAAATGATGAAGGGTGTTAGTTCTATGTATCACTCTCGTTCTACGGATTTCTTAAAGAACTACGAAACGGTTTACTCTGGACACTTTCATACAAAATCCGATAATGGTCATATCTTTTATCTAGGAAACACATACGAAATTAATTGGAGTGATTTCAACGATAATCGTGGGTTTCATATTTTCGATACTGAAACATTAGATTGTATTCAAATTGTAAATCCATATAAACTACACGCTAAGGTTTATTATGACGAAAATGAAAAAGAAACTCAACTTGATGAAGATTATGATGGACAAATCGTAAAGTTAATTGTAACTACAAAAACAGACTTTGCTCATTTTAATTTATTGGTCGAAAAGATGGAACGTGAGTCTGAAACTTTAACAATCGTAGAAGACCATGGATTATTAACGACCGAGCAGGTTGAATTTGACACTGAGGACACTATCACGACATTGAATAAATATGTAGAGGGTATGAATATTGATAACGAAGAAGAGGTTAAACGGATTTTGAACGAAATTTATGTTGAGGCAATCGCACTATGATCAATTTCCATACGGTGAAGTGGAAAAACTTCCTATCAACAGGTAATAAGTTTTCTACTATCGACATTGACGAAACTAAGACTACATTAATGATTGGCACAAACGGTGCTGGGAAATCTACAATGATGGATGCTATTTCGTTTGGTCTATTTGGTAAACCTTTTAGAAAGATTAGAATCGGACAACTGGTAAACTCTATCAACTGCAAAAATATGTCAGTAGAATTAACATTCACTACTGGTGGCAAGGAATACCTTATCAAACGTGGATTGAAACCTGCAAAGTTTGAAATATACGTTGATGGTGCTTTACAGAATCAAGATGCAGCCGCAAGAGACCAACAAGAATTCCTTGAAAAATACATTCTTAAAATGAATGAAAAATCATTCCGTCAAATTGTTGTATTGGGTTCTGGATCATTCGTTCCTTTTATGAGATTGGGTGCGGCAGAAAGACGTTCTATTATTGAAGAGTTATTAGATATCCAAATCTTTGGTGTTATGAACGATTTAGTCCGCGAACGAGTTTCCTCTAATAAGAGAGAACTTAGAGATTTATCTCATCAAATTGAATTATTGGAACAAAATATTAGTTTACAAGAAACTCATTTAAAGTCAATGAACGAAGATAAACAATCTATCATTGATAAGAAGAAATCTTTTATTGCAGATTACATGAATGAAATTGATGAGTTGGAAACTGAGGTTTTGGAGTTAGAGAAAACTACTACGGACTTTGCTAATTTAAATCGTCAGTCCGTTGCTCTTGGAGAATACCATACTACATTCGTATCGAAAATAGATACGATTAATACCCGTATTCGTAACATTATGGATAGTTCTACTTGTCCTACTTGCGAGCAGGAAATAGACCTACCTCATCAAGAGAAAATGGGGCACGATTTAACAACTCAACGTGATGGACTTGCCGAAGCATTGATAGACGTTAAATCTAAATTTAAAGGTGTTAAAGAATCAATTTCTGTCATTCAGCATACATTAGATGAAATTACTAATAAGAACCATCAAGTGACTAATCTTAATGATACTTGTACTAGACTTAATACTGAGATATCTGAAACTCTAAACGAAAAGGTTGAAAACGTAGATAATGAAGAACTTCAATCTAAACATACTCAAATGATAATACATCGTGATGAGAAGTATGATTTACAAGAAGACAAACACCACCTTAATACCGTTCAAGAACTATTAAAAGATACTGGCATTAAAACCGTTGTTATTAAAAATTACTTACCCCTGATTAATCAATTAATTAATAAGTACCTTTCTGCTTTGAATTTCTACATCAATTTCGAATTAGATGAAAATTTTAACGAAACGATTAAATCCCGTGGTCGTGATGAGTTCGCATATGGGTCTTTTTCTGAAGGTGAAAAATTAAGAATCGACTTAGCATTGTTATTCACTTGGAGAGAAATCGCTAAGTTAAAATCCTCCGTAGCAACAAACCTATTAATCCTTGATGAAATCTTTGACAGTTCGTTAGACTCCACTGGTATTGAAGATTTCCTAGGCATTCTAAACTCACTTGGAACTGAAGCAAACGCATTTGTTATCTCTCACAAAGGTCAGCAAATCATTGATAAGTTCGGTCGAGTTATCAAAATCACAAAAGACAAAA